CCTCAACTCACTTGTTTATGTGCGTAGCTTATGCGGTGTTACTTTGCCACCGCTCAAAGCGACAAATCCAGTTGGTCGTGTTTTCGAACATGATATTACTGGTCTGGTTTCTACGGTAGTGAAGCATTTCGAGAAGCCAGCATTCATCAAACCACCTAGCTGTGGTACTCTCAAACGCATTGGTTTGGGTTTCGGGGCAATGATCCTCGTTGGTGGTGCTTGTTACTGTATCCGTAGGTGGTACCGGTGGCAAGCAACTGTACGCGCTAGAGCTTTAGCTAGAGAGCTCCTGGACCAACCAGAGGTAGTTGGTACCAGTCAATCATATTTGGTTGGTAGTGCTGGGGACAAAATGCTGTCCCACAAACCCAAGGCGCGGCGTCTATTTGTTGCTTCCGTGGTTGCTCAAGCGAAGAACATCATGGGTACACCTGCTGATAATCAAGCAAATCGCTTGGTAGCACGCAGAATTTGTCGAGAGTACATGAACGAACATGGCTTGAGACCAACCCACATTGCCGCCATCATCGACACTGCCATCAATGCAGTATTCCTGGAATCGATGATGGAATACCAATCACGCGAATGGATGCGTGATGTGGTGGACCGCCTAGACTGTTGGTTCGCATGGCGCAGACCATGCGAACCAATGGCCTGAGGACGCTTGGTAGGGTTACCTGGGGTGTCGCATGAACCACCGTTCACGCACCCCGACCTGGAGGTAACCCGAACCCAGGCTCCTTTCAAGGAACGAGTGCTCTATTGTGCAGGCGCACTCGTTCCCCAGGTAAATCTCCGGGTGAATAACCCGGATGTTGGTACACTAGCAACCTCCATCTTAACACGTGTCCTCATGTGTAAAGTTGGGGATAGTTATGTTTCACCCCCGTTGCCGTCACGTAGCCATGTTCGATCAAAGCTAGCAGTCTGTAAGTCCAAACTAGGTAACTTCATCACCACCCCGGAACCCTACGAGTCAGTCGTAGAGCAGTACGTTGGTCGTAAACGAAGGATCTATGAAGAGGCCAGACTATCTTTATCGCGCAAGGACGTTAATTCGAAAGACGCAACTATTAATCCGTGGGTGAAACCCGAGAAAGTACCACCAACTGGTGCACCAAGATGCATCCAGTCCAGAAATGCCAGACACTGTCTAGCTGTTGGGTCGTATATCAAACACATTGAGCATCGCATCTATGATGAGATAGCTGAAATGTTTGGGGACGGTCCCACAGTCATGAAAGGGTTTAACGTACAACAAGTGGGCCGGATCGCCGCAGGCAAATGGAACAGTTTCAGAGTTCCAGTTGCTGTAGGCCTGGATGCAACCAAGTTCGATATGCATGTCTCCCCAGAAATTTTACAGTGGGAGCATGACATATACCTCAAAATCTACAATGGAGACACTAGACTTCGCAGGTTACTCAACCGACAGATGAACAATGTCGCGCGAGGCTACTGCGCTGATGGTAAACTCAAATATAAGACCAAAGGTAAGCGGTGTTCAGGTGATATGAACACCGCCCTCGGGAACTGCATTATCATGTGCTGCATGGTGTATGCATATGCTCACGAAAAGCGTGTCGATATCAAATTGATGAATAATGGAGATGACTGTGTCGTCTTCATGGAAGCATCAGATTTGGTTCGATTTAATGCTGGATTAGATGAGTGGTTCCTCGAAATGGGCTTTCGCATGGTTGCAGAACAGCCATGTTACGAGTTATGCGAAGTCGAGTTCTGCCAAATGCATCCTGTTTCGACCGCCAACGGTTGGACGATGGTACGCAATATTCCTAAAACATTACATAAAGACTTACTGAGTTTGATACCGCTACGCAATGAAACCGAGATGAAAGAATTCTTCGGAGCAATTGGTGAATGTGGAATCAGTTTGACTCATGGGGTACCGATATTGTCATCGTTTTATAGGAGACTGAGGGAACTAGGTACATGTAACACCAAGTTCGGTGAAGTAGTGCTACTAAATAGTGGCACTAGAATGTTGGCCAGGGGAATTGATCGTGTGGAGGACACCATCACCCCTGAAGCTAGATGTAGTGTGTGGAAAGCTTGGGGTATCCTCCCTGACCACCAAGTGGCTCTAGAGTCGTATTTTGCAACAATGGTTATTGAACACAGTTCTCTAACTGTTGGGGATTATCGTGAAATACCAAATCCACAACTACTCTGAGTTTTACGCTCTAACATGACTCGAAATACCACCAACAATAAAACCAAGAACAAGCGCAAACAAGCTGCCAAGCTGTCTGACGCCAATTATGATACTAAAACGCAATTCAGTACAACCAGAGTAACGAATTTGCCACGCAACTTCAGCCAATTTGCCGACCAACATGCAATGCGTGTTCGAGGCAGCTTTATGCTCAAGAATGACCCATCACCAGCTGCTCAAGGGTTTGCATCAGCAAGCTTCTTGTGGGCTCCACGTGATGGTAACACCACCAACCGATACTACAGCTTAGTTGACATCCTACCAATGATTGCTGGACTTCGTGATCAATATTCGCGATTTGCCATCAGTCGCTGTATGGTGGAAGCAACTATGATCACCTCCGTTACTGGTGGTGGTTATGTAGCCATCAACTATGAACCAACCAATTCTAAGAAGGGGGGACCACCAAACATTATTTCGGATGTGTTGACCAGTAACCATGCCGACAGTGCAATGGTGACCCAGACTGCTACAATTAAGGCAGCACCCACCCAATACTTCAACAATTGGTTGTACACTCAGAGTGGTTCAACTGATGATGCCCATGAATTTATGGGAGTCACTCAAATCTTGTGTATGAACGCTAGTATCCATGATGCTCCTGTTGCAATTATCACAATTGAATGCGACATTCACTTTGCGGGTTTGCGCCGCTAGAACTGTAACTGATTGACCAACTGCTAGTTGTTAGATGGACGCACATCGCGGTGAATTTGAGAATTCACGTCCTGCGGGTTGCGGCTGGTAACCGTATGTGTGTTGTAAAATGGGTGAAACCACAACATTCTCACTAACAACTAATCTCACTGCTGTGAGTTCCGGTGGCATAAATCCTCGACCTTAGTTCGGGGTGGGCTTGCACGACCGTCCAGGTGAAGACCTGCACTATATTTGCC